CCATACGTCTGGAGATACTACGACGTTGCGAGCAAAGCCGAGCGATCCTGTGTAAACGTTCTTTGCAGCGTTAGCAAAGAAAGCGAGGTAGTTAGCTGCTGTTGCGCCAGCCTTAGCGGTTGATGCAGTTGCAGTTGCAGATGCGCGAGTTACTGCATAAGCGTCAGTGGCCTTTGCATATGCGAACTCCATTTGGCGGACAAGTTCAGTAAAGAACGCTGGGCTAGAACGATCAATAAGTTCTACGCTTACAGTCTGTTGTCCAGCGAACTTCTTGACATCAACGGAAATAAAAGCAGTTCCCATATCTGTCTCGGAAGGTGTGCCTTCTTCATTTGTCAAAGCCACAGTTGGCGCGGTGTTGATGCGAGGCAATTCGAATGTCATTCCGGAAGCCGCAAGGGTTTCGCGTGAGAGAGCATCGATAAATCCGCGATCGCCATTAGCGACGCCATTAATTAAAGTTGTGCTTTGTGGGGTTGGGATGAATCCTGCGTTGTCTGTTGTGTTATCAGCAGCGCGGAGATATGAACGAGCATCGTCATCGCCAAGTGCGGCGCGGATGCTGTTTTCTAGATATTTTGCCTTTGTGAACTCAAGGCGAGGTGCGGTGTAGAACGCTGGTTTTGGCGCAGCGGCTTCCACCTTAGCTGCTTCTACCGCTTCTTCTACGGCAGGAGCAGGAGCGGTAGTGTCTGACACTTGGTCTCCTTCGGTTGGTTTGTCTGCTTCAGCGGTCGCCGCAGCAGAATCTTCTTTAGGTGCTTCGTTTTCTGATGCAGCGACTTCGCTAACTCGAGCTGAGTCGATAGCTGGATCAGTTACTAATGAAACTTCGTCGAGGGTTGCTGAGGTAATTTGCATAACGCCCTTATTGTTAACCCATTCGTTAATTTGTGCGCCAACGCTAAAGCCATCCCTCAATCCTTCGGTGGCTTCGATTAAAGCATCTTCTCCGGCCATAGTGTTAGCGATGCGAAATGTAGCGACAATTTTATCGTTTTCAACGGAATGGCTGATGAGCTTGCCTATCGGTCTTGTTCTGTCGTGCTCGAGTAAGAGCTTCACAGGCTTCATTTCAATAGAGTCTTTAGCGAAAACTGTTGGGCCTACAGAGGTATTACCTTGCTCGTTCCAAGTTACAATCGTCCCGCTAATTGTGCGCTTCACAGTATCGGCCGCCGTAACTGTCATTGGCATATTAATTTTCATTTGGAATTAAATCTTCCTCTCGTTGAATCTGCTCGACACTCATCGCACCGATTCGATTTAGGATTTCATAGACTTGAGCGCGTTCCAAAGCGTTACCGCGAAGGAAATCGTCTAACGCGAAACGCGTCATTACTGGGTTAGGCACAAAATCCGGTAATGAGAGCCTTTCCTCAATCGCTTTAAGTATTGGGCGAAGTGAGAAATCGACTAGTGAGCGCCGCTCTGATACCGCGTTTGAGTAAGTCATTGAAGTAGTTTCGGCGCTCAAGAAGTAAGCAGGGATTCCACAAGCGCGAGCTAATTCGAGCGCTACATATTGGCGAGCCTCTGCAAGTTGTAATGACTTAGGATCAAAACCAAATTCTTTCAAATCTACATCAGCATTAAGAAAAGCGGTTGAACGAGTCTGACGAGCAGTTTTCCAAGCGCTAAGAAGTGATGAAATTCTTTCAGCTGTTAAATTTGTGCCGTTAGATTTGATAACCATTGAAGGCGCTGGTTCTTTTGCGTAATTTACAGCTGCGTTTTCTAGAAATACCGCCGCTGAAATTGTTTTACCAGCTCTGTGAAGTAATCCCTCATCTGGGCCATCAAAACGAATAATTGAACCAACACCATTCATCGGCACAGCTTTACCATCGACCCGATAACCCGTAATTTCGGTATTTTGAGAATTAGTCTCAACTGTTACGCGATCTGGACTAACGCGAGTCCAAGCGCGAACGCGTCCGCCATCAGTAGCAGCATACATTTCTAAAACTTGTCCGTAACCAACGCCATATAACCAAATATCTTCAGCAAGCCAGTTATAAATTACAAAGCCCGCAACGCGAGGATCTGGTTGATTGATAACGCGATGCGGATCTACATAAGCGCCAGTAATGCGATTGAAAGTTGTTAAAGGTAACGAACCAATTGTGCCGCAAATGATATTTCTAGCGCGAGCAACTGACGGCACACTCATCGCCATTGCGCGAGTTGTATTTGTAGCTCCGCCAAGAATGTTATAAATCTGATCCTGTATCTGGACGGGAGTCAGCGCGGCAGTAACGTCAATCTTTTCAGATGCGCTTACTGTTGGAAAGAAGAAATCTCTGATAGCACCCATTACCTCAGAATTGTAAGGGGTGTGTGCTACACAATTACAATATCAACACCATCATTGGCTTTTGTGGCGTAATGAGTCGCCATAGCCGACGCAACGGCTCCACAAATAACCGCATTACTTACTTTCCGACCCATTACCCAACCGCCGTCACCGAAAGGTAATTTGACGGCGGATAGGCATTGTTTAGTCAGCTCATCTTGTCCCGAGTGAGCTAACCGCTGAGATGAGATTGCTCCCAGTAACTCATCGCAGCTTTGCGCATAGTCAAGGCCATCTATGGGCTCAGTTCTGATTCCTGCCGGTGCTAATCGCGCAGCAACGGCCGAAGCGGTTCGGGCTGAGTAGGCGACTAGTTGGACGGGATACTTACGCACCCATTCCGCCAAGTCATTAGCCAAAGCTTTATCGTCAAGATTAGACGGGTTATGCCAAGTCTGCAAGAGAATTACTTGAAATTTATCGCCTTCAAGCTTTTGGCTTGCTACTAATGCCGCTTGTTTTCTATCAGGACTGAGATCGATAGCCAACCAAGTATCAGATTCAGGGTTGAGCCGAAGCCCCTCAACTTTGCAGCTCTCCCATTGTGACGGACTGATAACAGGGTTGATTGTATCGACCCATTGACATAAGACTTCTGTGCGCACAATATCTTCGGGGTCTGACAATACGGCGCGGATATTGTCGGGATGGACTGTGTAACCAAGCGACGGATTAGCTTGGCAGACACCTAGCCAAAAGTCCGCTGAGTTATCAAATTTAAGTCCGTTAGGTGCAGACCATTCGAACCAGCCAATATCGTCAGAGCCGCCGTGAATTGCGGCGTATGCTCGCTCGCGTAATTTGTTTAAAACTATCGAATGTTGATCTCCAGCGTTGGAGTAAACCCATATTTGAGGATTTGGGCTAGCCATTTGGGTATAACGCAAGGCAGACCAGACATCTTCGTCTTTATATTCGCGAGCTTCGTCGAGATGAATGGTTTCAGGTGCGGCAATACCTCGACCAGCTGAGTTATTGGCTCGGACTATGTATCGACGACCTTCGGTGAACTGTAATTCTTGAAATCCCTTACTTTCCAGCTTCTTAGTAAACTCGGCAGCTAGTCGGGGAGTTGATTCAATAATTCCGTAAATCTTATAAAACAGTTCGGCTGAGGTCGTGAGCTTATGAGCTGTGTGAACTTGTAACTTCTCCTTGAGAACGTAAATCCTAAATAAAATCTGAAGCGCCATAAATGTACTTTTGCCTTGTTGTCTTGCACACATCAAAACCAAGACAGGATGCGCCCATCGGCCGTCCGGTTTATATTTAAGCGAGTGATGAGCTAGCCATTGTTGCCAAGCCAGCAACGGATAGCCGATTTCCTCGCAAAATTTAATCATTTCCTCGCCTCGAGAAGGTAAATCTCTCAATTCTGTGTGAATTCTTGGTTTTGGCACACCCCTTATTTTCGATTCATCCCAGATAGGCGCGATCTCAGTTGATTGAGCCATTAAATTCCATTTTCTTCCCGATAGTGTTTGGCCGAGCCATTTTCAGGGAAAATCTTCCGAATGGGGGTCGATGGTCCGCGTGCGCTATCAAAAAAGGAGGGGGCTATACGATCGCGCTTCGCGCTATTGCATTGAACGCAGCAAGCGACGAGATTTGACTCTTGGTCGGTGCCGCCTTTACTAATTGGTATCAGGTGATCCACAGTTGTCGCCTCTTGAGCGCAATAGTGGCAAGTGTAATAGTCGCGTTGCAACACAGCTAAACGCGCCTTCTGATAGTACGCAGACTTGTACTTCTTAGCCATTGACAACCTTAACAGGATCATAGTTGCGTTCTAAGTGAGTCTTTAATCTATGGCAATTAGCACATAAGGTTTGTAAATTACTTGGGTCATTATTGCCTTTATTGCCGTCAATATGGTCCACATCCAATTGACCTAGCCAATCAGGTATGAACCCACACTTAGCACACCATCCTCGTTTACTGCGTTTATAGGTGTTCTTATAACATTGAGTACAGTAACGTTTATAACGCCTTATTCCGTTTTGCCAACCCTGTGACATTGCGCCTTTACCGCATACGATACAAATCGGTCTTAGTGCCATCCGCGCTCCTCGAAATGTTGTAACGCTTTACAGCTGTTATCGTATCTGTGACGAATGTATTTAATAGAAGCTTTTATCTGATCTTGAGGGCTAAGGTCTCTATACCAAGTAGATCGCATTTGACCCAGCCCATAGTGAGAACCATTCCTAGCCTTTGGATTCCATCTCGATTCGTAATGTATAAGCCAGTTAAAACATTGAAACTCTTGCCAAGTAAGAAGATTGTAAGCATAAAGTTTTAGATTCATATCTGCTTTTGATGGCATTGTATTTATATTTGTGATGACGGCAGTTGCAACAGCCAGAGTCATCAGACGAAAGGCAATAGGCCGCCCTAACACTCGGCCGACGGGCTGCCTTCGGGCCCCGCCTTCGGTTCGAAGTGTAATCCCCTTGTCAAATATCTTACGCATAGGTTTTCCTATCATCTCATTATTCAGACAAGAATAAATACTATTAACCCTCTAACTCCAATACTTTCCTGACATCTATCTCATTAGCTCCATTAAGCCCAATTATGGCTTCTCGTAGCTTCTCTCTGCCGTCTCCGTGAAACTTAGTCGTTAGATAAGGCTCAGACTCGCTACCCTCTAACCAATCAACCGGTTCACCATTGGGATCAATAACTAATTCATCAACGTAATTGAATTTATCCAATATCGCATCAACCGACGATTCTCTTACCTGTTCAACTATTTCACTAGGCACATTGGCTTTCACCCATTCAACGAACTTCCTATCCGATTTAATAACCCACTTGAACTTTGGCTTAGTGGTTGTTATGTATGCGATTACCTCATCGCCTAATTCAGCCTTTACTCGATCTGCTCCTAGATTGTCCATCTCCGTCTTGAGTTCGGCTCTTAGCTCGTCTTTCAGGCGCTTTGCTTGGTCTGCTAGTAGGCTGATTGCCGCTAGCTTCAGACTCAGGTCTTTGATTGTCATTCTGCTCCCTTACTTTCGCTCGTCTTAATCTGGTTTCTAATGAACTTAGGCTTATGCCCATATCTCGGGCGATAAACTCCTTATCGAAGCCCCACTCAAGCATCTGCCGGATATATCTGATTGAGTGGATTCTTCGCTTTATTTCTCCTTGCTCGCCCATCCGTCTCCTTTGAAATGGGTCGGTGTTGGCGTCCATACTCGCCACATCCGCACTCCACAATTCTGACAGATTACTTCCTTCGGAGCGTCGAATCCGAGTGCGACATCCGTAATGGCTTCACATTTATCGCACTTGAACTCATATATCGGCATCTATGAACCTCTCAAGTGTGGCGTTGCCATTCCAATAACGTTCTTTAATGCGCTCTTGCCCATCGGCTATTCGGCAGATTCGGCATTTAGCGTTCTTCATCTTGTAATTGCCACATTGGTCGCAGCGGCCTATCTCATCCTCTCGATTAATCACTCGATCTACTGGATCAAATAGGCGCTGCTCAAAGCAGTTCTGACACTCCATTAACCACACTTCATCGCCTTCGGTTATCTCGCTATCGTATTTAGTTACGAAGCTGTGGACTGTCACCTTCTTACAAGGCCCACACTTAAAAGGGTGTGCGTCTTTCACTTCTGAAATACCCATTTACCATCTGATCCGATTCTCATCCATTTAGCTGGATGGCCGGATTTTGGTCTTGGGCATACCCAGCCGCGATATTCTTTGCCTTCCTTGTTGCCTTGTTTAAGCACCATCGGGCCACAACCTTCAGCACAGAGCGGCACTTCATCGACTACTTCCGCTCCGAATTGTTCTGCGATAGCCGTAACATCCCAGACAATCGGCTCAGGGTCGTTTGGTCTTGTCTCTTTGATAAATTCGGCGAGTTCAGGTTTTGTAGTTTGGATAGGCTTCTTAGCCGCTGGGCTTGGCTTTGCAAAATATCCAGCGAGATTAAGAGCTCGTCCAAGAGAACCCGTTTCCGCAAGCTCCAAAGCATACTGTTTGGACTTTGATTCTGAGCTAAGTCCGGTTGTCCAAGCCGCAGCATCAGCCTCAGTCCTGTAAAGCTCGCACTTAACAATATAGACATCACAGTTAGGCGTAAGCGATTCCTCAAGTACGTGAGTCTTAATCCGATAGTCTGGAAAATCACCAATAAACTCCTTTAATCTGTCTTGCACCGATACATAATCATCAAGGTAATTCGACATTTAATTTCTCCCGTCCGGCAAAATCATCGATTGCCGTTTGTAGTTGTTCTTTTAATGTCCAGAACGTTCCATCTGGCCAGTTTTGCACCTCATCAGCGCAAGGCTGGCAATAGAACCGCACTTGAGCCTTTCGGATTGGGGTTTCACTTTGCACTTTCCATACAGCTGGCGTTTGGGCTTTTAAGTGCCAAGTGCCATCTTTCATTTGTCCGTAGCGACC